CATCAAACTCGTGCCGGGACAGGGGTTTGCCATCCCCATCAATAACCTCTACTCCATCTACGTGAGGATGGAAAGCGCCACCACCGGCACGGTCAGTTGGTTTGCCCGAGACTAGCACATGATTATTACAGCAGGAGCAACAGGGAGTGGCGGCTCCGGCGGGGGTGATGTCAATCTTACTGAAGTTGGCGGCGTAGCGATTTCGCTTGGCCAGACGACAATGGCGGGATCGATTCCCGTCACGATTGCCTCTGATCAGCCGGGACTCGGCGGCCAGACAGATGCTGAAGCTCGCGCCACGCAAACGAACTCCGGGATATTGGATGGGAACGGCGATACCGTTGTATTAGCGCTGAATGGCGCGGTGGCGGCCAGTGCGCTGTTTCCTGACGCTGGCACATTCGACGGCACGATAGTATTCGAAGTGTCAACAGATGGGGGCACGGAATACAACTCGGTCCAAGCGAACGCAAGAAGCGATTTTGGCCCCTCCGGTAGTGGAATAAATCCTTCAAACATCGAATGGGTCTTTGCGCTTGGCGGTGGTGAAACGCACGCCCGAGTTCGTGTAACCGCCTACACCGCTGGTTCCTCGACCGTCACGTTAACGGGCACCTATTCCCAGAACGCGGCCATTCAAAATGCCATGTTCACGGCGGCGGGGGGCAACATCCCCCGTGCGGCGGTGTTGGTGGGCGGGCGTTTTGATTCGGGTTCGGTCCACGTCCCTAAAGTTCGCACCGACGACGACGGGAAGAACGACATGGCGTGGGTGGTGCGTGATATGTCTGGCACGTTCCGTGTAGACGGAGCGATGACTGGTGCCAACGATTTTGGTAAGGCTATTGGCGGTATCGACGACGGAAATGTATATCAGTTCGGGGAAATGCGGGATGCGGACCCCGCGAGCGGCACGACAGGTCTAGTTGTTCGTAATATTCCTAAACAATCGCCTACAGCTACAACAACGCAGGTTGCGGATTCTGCTTCAAGCGTTCAGATACTTGCAGCGAATACATCTCGTTTAGGCGCGACTATCTTTAACGATTCGACAGCCGCGCTTTACGTCAAGATGGGCACGACAGCTAGCGCGACGGACTACACCATCCGTCTGATTCAGTATGAGTATTTCAAGGTGCCGTTCGGATATACCGGACGTATAGATGGAATCTGGGCGTCTGATCCTGGTGACGGCGCTGCACGCATCACCGAATTTACGTAATAAGTAAGGGGGCAATTCACAGTGGCTCGCATCAGCATCTTTGTTCTGTTTCTGCTTTCGAGTGTTTCCGCGTTTGCACAGGTCGTAGGTCAAGGCACACCAGGAGACCCGTCTCGTCCGTGGTTTGTCGAGGGAGTGGTTTCGGGCACGGTAACGGTTGATGCAGGGTCTGGCACTTTTACCGTTGGCGCCGTCAATCTGGATACTCGGGATCTTCTCTTCGCTACCGATAAGGTTGACGTATCCGGTTCGACCGTGACGGCCACAGGCTCAGGCAACTTCACGGTCGTGCAACCCACGGGCACGAACCTACATGTCGTCTGCGACTCCGGGTGTGGCGGCGCCGCCACCTTTGCCGACGATGACCCCTTCACCTTCGGCACAACGTCGATTGGAAATGTTGGGTTTGTGTTCGATGACGCAGCGCCGAACGCAGTGACCGAGAACAGCGCAGCCGCCGCGCGCATATCGAGTCGTCGCGAGATTTACACGCAGCTCCGTGATGCGGCTGGTAATGAACGCGGCGCCAATGTTTCTGCGGGCAACGCTCTCCATACCAACCTCGCGGAGGTGGCCGGAAATACGATCTCGACGGGCGTTGGAGCATCGGGCACTGGAACTCAGCGGGTCGCCGCGATCATCCATGACGGTACCGATACAGCGCTCGTCAATGCTGGCGGGGAACTGAATGTCGTTCTCAATAGTGGGTCCAGCGTCACCGGCGTCGGGAGTCTGTTGGCCAACGGCTTCGACACGTCTGCGATCAAAACCGAAGACTCTCCTCACGCGACCGTTGCGGCCGGCGTCTATGTGTTGGGCGTCCGAAACGATGGTAGTAGCACTCAGCTCACAAACGCCAACGCGGATTACGGCAGCATCTCCATCGATGCCTATGGCGCAGTCTACCGCAGGCCCGACCACCCGAATCGAGTGGCGTGCGTTGTCTCTTCGACGGCGACCACATCGGCTATCGTGACGGGGTGCTCAGCACCTGGCGCGGGCCTGTCGATCTACATTACGTCGCTTCAGTGGCACAGCTCGATTATCTCGACCACAACGAACTTTATGACGATTCAATCGGGCACGGGCGGCACTTGCGGTGCGTCCATCGACGTGCTTTATAGGGGGTATTCGGCGCCTGCGTTCAGCAATACCAACATTGTCTTTCAGACACCCATCAAGGCGCCGGCCAACGAAGAGATCTGCCTGCTGCACCCTGGCGCAGGCACACGGCTCGTCAACATCCAAGGGTTTATCGCACCTTAAAGGAGTGTCCCATGTTCGCAATGTTTCTTGTCTACGCCAACTCCAATTTCGATGAAATAAAAGCGTTGTTTGTTGCAGAGGGTGACGCAATCAATTTCGCCAATCCTAACGGATGGGGTGTTGCACCTGTGCTGGTGACTGTCCCTTTTTATGTGGCCGTTAACCCTGTCTAAAACCCGAGAGCCCTTCTATGCTTTCAGAAGATAGAGTTTCGGCCATCACGCATCGCTTACTTCATATGACCGCAGAGCAGTTTCCCGATATCACGGTGCCAGAGATGCTGTCTGCCGTCTTTACCATTGCCAAGAGTCTCATCCACGTCTGCCTCGAAGACCAGAACGATGAGCACAATCGGGGAGAGATTCTGCGGTGTCTTGGGTCCTTGGAGCAGGATGTGTGGATGAAGACCCCGAAAGAGAAGATTAATTAGTGGCTACGTTGCTCTCGGCACTCGAAACACAGGCACGACGGCATCTGCTTGAGCCCGCAGCCCTCGCCACTCCTGGGTCCATTACGGTCACGCCACTGGGGACGACTGGAGCCGCGACCTGGACCTATAAGCTCGTGGCTATTAATGCCACGGGCACGACAGAAGCAGGAGCAGCGAGTAGCACGACAACGGGAAATGCCACACTTGATGGCACGAACTACAATCGTCTGACGTGGACCGCAGTAGCGGGTGCGACGGGGTATTGGATTTATCGCACGGCCAGTGGCGGCACACCGGCATCCACAGGACGGATTGTCGTGCTCGGTGCAGTCACGACGTATGACGACCAGGGAGCAACGGGAGATAGCGCCACTGCGCCAGTCTCTAACAGCTCGGGGTTGACTAGCCCGTTCTGGTCGTCGGCGGAACTCATTGATATCGTAAATCAGGGCATCAAAGACCTCTGGGGCGCCGTCATTGATTTGTTTCAGGAACACTACCTGACGATTGATACGACCAATGTCAGCTATACCGCAGAAGCGGAATCGCTTTCGGGGATTCCCACTGATGTGTTCCGCGTCTTCCTGATTGAACCGAAGGATACGACGCAGCTTGGGACGTATCGCAATATCGTGTTTGCCCCCCGGGACTATAACAGCCCGGAGTTTACGGCGGCTCGGAGTCGGACATCGGCCAATCCTGTTCAAGACAGCATCGTCTACTACGCGTTGAGCGGTGCGGGAGCCCCAGTCGGAGCCCCGACAGTCCTGATTGCGCCTAAGCTCTCAGTCAATCTTCCAGCCGGGACCATTCGTTTCGCCTATAACCCCATTATTGCTGACAAGATTTCCAGCGATAGCAACCCCATTCCGGGAGAAAGCAACAACGCCCTGATTGCGTGGATGGTCGCCTACGCTCGGGCGAAGGAACGGGAAGACCGAAGTCCTGACCCGAACTGGTTGGCGGTGTATGCAACGGAGAAGGGGAATATTCTGACCCGGCTCACTCCTCGCCAAACGCATGAGCCTGATTACGTTGAACCGATTTTCTGGGACTACTGGTAATGCCTTTCAAGAGCGAGAAGCAACGGCGCTTCATGTATGCCAAGCACCCTGAGATTGCGAAACGTTGGACGAAGGAATACGGCTCGGAGCCCCGTCCTTCAATGAAAGCGCTGAAAGGTTCGAAGAAATCACATGCCAAGTGACATGACGTGGTTTGAGAAGTTGAAGGGGAAACGCTACCGGGACATCGAGCTTCCGGCAGAGGGGCCAACGGACCCACGGCTGAAGGGGAAGAGTGTGCGAGAGGCATTTGAAAAGGTTCGCCCGTCACTCAAGGCATTGAAAGAGACACGCGATAAGCAGCGGGGAGATTAATACGATTGGGTGGAATAGCTGGCGTCAAATGTTGCTTTACCTCGTGTAAGAGAATTCCAGAACCCGGACGTAAATTGTGTTCTCGTTGTGCTGCAAGAGCAAATAAACGTCGTAAGCAGCGCATCGCAAACAGGTTGTGTAACAATTGCACCAGACCCGCGGACTTCGGTAAGAAGCGATGCACACGCTGTAGAGAGTGGTCTCGTGTTTACTCCTCAGCCCACAAAGTTTCAAAACAACAAGCTGCACGATATCGCAAGATCGTGTTTGACTTCTACGGCGGTCTTTGTGTTTGCTGTGGTGAAGCCAATCGGGTCTTTCTAACCATTGACCACATCAATGGTCGCACGCTAGAACAGAAAACAGAGCGTGGTGAACGCGGCTATTTCAAGTTCGCCAGAGCCATTTTGAAAGACAAACCCCGAACCGACATTCGAATCCTCTGCTACAACTGTAACTGCGGAAGAGAGCGAAACGGCGGTGTTTGTCCACATCAGGACGCAGCATAAATGGCAAGTTCTCTTAATGTTTACGGGCTTGGCTCATTAGGGGTCCATATGGACCCGAATGATGTCCAGATGGAAGACGGAATGTTACGCAGAGCACAAAATGCCATTCACGACCCCACTGGCGCCATGGGCGGACTGCGGAAGCGACCGGGACTGATTAAGGTCAATAGCAGTGCTGTGAGTGGGAGCGTTTTTGGCATTTGCAATGTGCCGCTCGCACCGATTACCCTACGCCGCTTCCTCATTGGCATTGACCAGAGCATCACGACCACACATCAGTGGATTACCTCGACTGATGGATTTGGCACAGTCACGACGGCGACGACACCTGCGGCAACCGCCAAGTCTGCCACGATCCATCCCATTCTCAACAGCTTCATCATCCTCACCAGTCGCGGCTGCTCCATTGAGCAGTTGTTCATCTATCCCGGCGACTATACCCGTGGCAATCCGCAGCCAGTCAGAGCCTATGACGGCACGGTAGATCGGGAACTGTTCAAGGTGCCGCTGAATGCTAAAGCGGTAGCGGATGTTGGGCTCACCGCCTATGCCGCTCACGTCGGACAGATACTTGACTGGCTGGTCATCGGCACGAAGCTCTACTTTGTCAGCCTCGACTACATCCACATCGGCACTTATAACGCCTCCACCGTCTTCGAGTATGACACGCAGACCGGAGGGTTGCAGCAGATTGGTGAAGGAGCCGGAAACGGCTTAGGGGATCTGGGTGACGGCGGTGTGACCTTCACTTGTCTCGGCTACCACCAGGGCTATCTGTATGCTGGGGTCGGACCACCGTCTGGCTCCTCCGGTAACTCGACGGCTGCGGGTGTGTATCGCATTCGTCCGGGTGACGATACGGTCTGGACCTACGATTTCGACAACAGCGGTGCGGGCGATGCCGACAATGAAGCCCCACTCTGCATGGCAAGCTACAAAGGCTTGCTGTATGTCGGGATGATTGACTTTAACTCCTCCAGCGCCCGGATGATGGTAAGAAGTGCTGCGGGAGCTTACTCCTCTTCCACAACGGTGGGCAGTGCGAGTGGGAGTGCGTGGACTCGTGCGATTGTCTTTGGCGACAATCTGTATGCGTGTGCGTGGGATAACAACGGTGCAGCGAGCATTACAACCATTCGAAAGTTCGACGGGTCAAGCTGGACGATTGTCAAGACCATCGATACGGCTACCGCAGACTGCCGAGTCGGTGTAGAGATGATTGTTCACAACGGCATCCTCTACGTCCTCGCCATCGACAACGATAAGAACGCCATTGTCACCCGTTCCGCTGATGGCACGAGTTGGACCGACCAGACTTCCCAGATGACCGGCACAGACGTGCAGAGCGTGTTCGGCGTCTTTACCGACTAATCCTCACAGGACATTCCTTGCCCTTCTACTTGTTAAGTCACGGGTCTGCCCTGTCGTCCATGACCACGGCGGGAGTGGCAACCACGCTCACGCTGCCGAATGGCGTGACGGTCAACAGTGCCAATCCGCCCCGGACCTCCATCTGGGGCCGGGAAGTCGTGGTGGCGAATAGCGTCAGTCGGCCTGTGGCGATCTCACGAGCAAATGGGGTGCGCGTATTGGTGCCTCGGGCACCGACATCCGCTCCCACCCTCTCAGCCACGGGAAGTGGCACGCTGAGCGGCACGTTCAAAGCCCGTGAGACATTCATCGTAAAAGACGAGTTTGGGCGACTCCTCGCTGAGAGCGGCTTTGGCCCCGAAAGTGCCACCTCGGCCACGCTCTCCAATCAACAGCTCAAAGCCGACAATCTCGCCATCTCTGCTGATGGGGTCGTGCCCGCAGGCTATACCTTTGCCCGTCGAGTCTATCGCACCGCAACAGGACCGGGGACGGTGTATTTCCCGTGGGTCGATGTGGACGGCAATACCGTGAGTGCGGTGCAGAACGACATGAGCGACGCGGCCATTGGATTGGTTGCCGCGCCCATCCTGGGTGATGTGCCCGACATCTACTTGCTAGCAGAATTCCGTCAGCGGCTGTGGGCGGTTGCCAAGAAAGACGTGGATACCGTTCGCTATACCGAAGCGGATATGGCCTATGCGTGGGGTGAACTCAATACCATCCCCATTCCGCGTATCGGACAGGATGACCGGGGCGTCATCCAGCTTGCTCCTCGACGGGAAGGTTTGGGCGTGGGGCGTCAGAACTCCCTTCACCAGATTACCGGCAATAGCATCCGAGACTTTCGCCGTCAGACCATCAGTGAGATGGTCGGGTTTGAAGGCGGTGAAGCCGTGGTGGTGCAGGAATCCACCGTCTTCTTCCTCTGGAAAGATGGCATCTACCAGTGGGATAGTGGCGGCGTGGTCTGCCTGAGCGATAAGAAGGTGAGAAGCTGGTTCATCAAGGATGACACCTTCAACCGCTCGCGATTCCGCTATGCCAAGCTGACTATCAATCCCATCCGCAATTCCCTCATCTGCCAACTCGCCGCGGCGGGGAGTTCAAACGAAGACCGATGGGTGGAATACTCCTTCGCCGACCAGACATGGTGGGGGCCGCACAAGACTGATGCATGGACCCCGACCTGCACGACCTGGGTCTACGATGCCAATGGTCAGCCGATGTGGGTCGTGGGAACGAGTGATGGCTTCGTCGTCAAGGAACAAGTCACACGCACGGACGATACTGCCACAGGGGTTGCCTTCGACGTAGAAGGTAAGTGGCATGACATGAATACCCCGGACATCCAGAAGTATTTCGGGGAACTGGGGCTTATCAGCAAGATTCAAGCGGCAGGCACGCTGAGCATCATTCCTTATGTTGGGGGGTTGGATGCCAGTGCGGGTGCGACCATTTCCGCTGATATGACGTTAGGGCGGCAGCGACTGAGACGGATTGGCACTGGGCGTTTTGCCAAGCTGGTGTTCCAGCATTCCACCGCTGCACAGGACATAGAATTGTTTGGATACGAGCTCGGATACCATGAACTAGGCCGACGATGATTCTCTGGCGTCCCCTCTGCTGGATTATCGGCCATCACTGGGACGTGCATCCCCGACGCTCCTCCTGCTGGCGCTGTGGTCAACGACGGTAACTATGGCATCTCCCGCACAGAAGTATCGATTCAACGGGCTGTCCTCAATGAGCCCGGAGAATATCGAGCAACTGGACGAGATGCTGGAGGATCTGTATACCTATCTCACCCAGTCGCCACTCGGCACCTCCGCATCCGCACTGAGCTTCTCTGAATTAGCAGAGACAGGACTCCTCTACATTGATACGAATGATGAGCTGCAAAGTCTCTCGGATGTAGGCGCGCTTTACATCAATGTTCTAGGTGTCCCGGCGTCACTCTCAGCAGCAACGGGGAATGCCCTCCTCAGTGGGGGTGTTGGGGCCGTTCCTGCATTCGGGCAGATTGGTCTGACCACCCATGTCACCGGCACCCTACCTGTCGGGAATGGAGGCACCGGGTCCGCCACGACATTCACCACCGGTTCCGTCATCTTTGCCGGGGCGAGTGGCATCTACACCCAGGACAATGCCGGACTGTTCTTCGATAGCACGAATGACCGGCTCGGGATTGGCGTCGCCTCGCCTACTGACGCCGTCGATGTTCGTGGCACCAGTCCGATTATCGGCAATCGGTTCTCCTCCTCTGCCGGATTCGGCGCGTTACGGTTCTATGAAGGGCTCACGCTCGCCTCATCCGTTCAGGCGATTGGATCGACCTTTGCCACCGTCGGCCGTCGTCAGGACTTGGAACTCGTCACCCTCTCGGCATCGGGGGATGTCGTCTTCCGTCCTAATGATGTCGAGACCATTCGGGTGCCAGCAGGCGGGGGCATCATCGTCGGGGCGACGAACATCTCCGAAACCGACATAGCCAAAATTGATGGCATTACCAACGGCACGGCCTTGGCTAACAAGGCGCTGGTGGCGGATGCCAATATCGACATCGCAGGACTTCGTGATCTTCTAGCGACCCGGACGCTTCAGGGTAATGTCTTCAGCCTTCTCGCGGCTGGAGTCACCACTGGCACCCAAACCGTTCAGACGATTCATAAGACCACAACCGCGATTCCCGATGCGACCGTCACCGCTGTTGCGACGGTCACGATTCCCAATGCTGCTCACTCGGCCAGTATTCGCGTCTTCCTCACGGGCTACCTCGGAGCAGGCGGAGCGGTAGGGGCGAACGAAGCCTCCGGCACGGTTGGGTATGACATCGCCATAAGCCGCACAGCAGGCGTTGATACCGCCAAGACAGTCTCGGCCGTCTACGGGTCTGCGACGGCAACGGTCACTGGTGGTGCCACGATTACCGTCCTGGTCGATACGTCTGCATTAACAGGTGCCTCCGGGGCGACTCAGACCTTCACCATTCAAGTGACGATTACACGCGGCTCCGGGTCATCCACCAATCACGTCGCACGGACAGCGATTCAAATCATCAACCACAACGCCACCGGCATTACCGTCACATAGGAGCCTCCGTGGAACAGCCCAACGTCACCACACACGACCTCTTCACCATCATCGGGGACCAGCAAGTGCAGATTGTGATGCTCCGCACACAGATTGCCAAGCTGGAGCAGGCGCTCGCAGTTAAGACACAGAAGGACACTGAATAACTATGGCAGGCGTAACGCTTGGTGGGCAGAAGTATACGCTCAACGGCTTTTATGGCACGGCAGAGGAGCATGCGGCACGACAGAAAGCCAGTCGTGAGAAGGCTCCCTATGATGCGGGAGCGGGGTCATCGGCTGCGGCGAGTGGTGCAGCACGAGGGCTGAATCCCAATTTCGACTTCAATGTCGGTCCCACTGGTCAGACATCACTGTCAAACCAATCGGCGCAAGCCAGACAGTTGGCGGAACTTCAGGCGAAGCTCAAAGCGGCGGATGATGACAAGAAGCGCCAGCAGCAGTTAGCCGACCGGGCGAGTCTCCTTGCCAAGATCGGTGGACCCACGGCTCCTGCGGCCACGATTACTCATCCGGGCGGTAATCCTGGTGCGGAGCAGGATGCTCGGTCAGCAGCCTTTTCTAGGGCTAAAGATCAGGCAGGAGCCCTTGCAAGAG